TATGGTCGTTTGTATAATCAAAGTCAACTCCGTTCCATCCAATCTTGATAAAATACCTCCGCTCCTCGCAAACGTATCCACATTTGTCTATAATATCTTTTTCTAAAATTATAATTTTTTTAAATCTTCCAGGGAGATTCTCCATATTTTTTGTTTGTTTTTCCCAAATTTCTAGGAAATTATTAAACCCTTTAACTATCCAGCTTCGTTTTGCCAATAATGCCGCAACGATTGTGTTCATTTCTATTGTGTTCATTTTCTATTCCTTTCTTGTGGGGCTTGCGCCCCGTTAGCTTGGTAGCCCGACCGGCTAATTCCGGTCAGGCGGGAGGTTATTTTATTTTTAAAATCATTTCCCTCTCGGGGTTGAAAATTTCCTGGATTGTTGTCCCGTTGTTATATTTTCCGCTTTCTTCAAGCCGGATAATCTTCGCTGACCACCCCTCCAACCCAAGGTTTCTTGCACGGCACAGGACTTTTGCCCTGCAATGTTTCATGTTTTCGGCCAACAGTACAAAGCCGAACTTCCCCGATCCAAATGATGACGGTCCGCCCGATTCAAAATCTTCATCATTTGTGAGATTTATCATGTATTTCATATTCATTTCCCTTTCTTGTGGGGCCTGCGCCCCGTTAGCTTGAGTTGTCCTGTCCCGCTCAACGTCATTGTCGAGCTACTATAATAGTATGCACACACCTTGCCAAACCGATGATAAATATCAATAGTTAATGATAACATCAAGATATCATTAACAATATTTCTAAATAACATTTTTGGCATGTTTTGCAAGCTGTTTTTAACATAGTAACAATTATTGACAAATAGTAATAGTTTTATGCTATCATTCAAAATATACGCAATTATATCAGTTGATTAAACACTCGTAACAACTGTTGACAAATAGACATAGTTGCAAGTAAAGTTGCAGGGGTTCGATGGAATTGCCTATTGTAACAATAATTGTTATAATAATTTATAGTATTTTCAATAGGTTGACAATTTTTGTCATGATGTTGACAATTTTTGTCACTTTTTGTTGACTTTGGGGAGCATGTTATATATAATTGATGTGTCATTTATATATAAAGGATATTGCGATATGTCACAAGGGCAAGGTGGTGGACAGCCAAAAAAATTTACGTCAGTTAAAAAAATGGAGATCATGATCGATAAATATTTTGAGAGCTGCGATCAAACTGGGCGACCTTACACAATCTCCGGACTTGCGCTTGCTCTAGATTGTGATCGCAGGACCATTCTAAACTACCGAAAAATTGACACATATCAAAAGTTTTTTCTCACTTTAAAAAAAGCTGTGCAAAAATGTGAGAATTATGCCGAGGAAAAACTGTTTAACGGTCGTAATGTCGCAGGGGTTATTTTTAATCTAAAAAATAACTATAAATGGGAGGATAAACAGGAGGTTGCGCACGGTGTGAGCGACGATCTAAAAGGTGTTTTAGAGACAATCGATGGGAAAAGCCCACTAAAACGTATTGAAAATAATTATGAGACAATATTAAGTGACTGATAATTTTAAATATTCAGACTATGTGAAATACCTATCAGATCAGCGGTGGCGGCTTGATCATTTATATACGATAATTAACGCGGAGGGCGAGGAGATAAAGTTTGAGCTTAATCAAGTTCAGGCGCAACTATTTGAAAATCTTTGGTATAATAACGTAGTACTCAAATCAAGACAGCAGGGGATTACGACATTTGCATGTGTTGATTTTTTAGATACATGTCTTTTCAAAAAAAACATAGCGGCCTGCATCATAGCGCATAACCGGGAAGATGCAGAAAATTTCTTTTATCGTAATATTTTAGCACCTTATGAAAAATTACCGGAAGAATTGAAGTCATTAATTACGCTAGAAAAAGAAACTGAACGTGCACTAAGATTTTCAAACGGATCGTCAATCAGGGTTACAACGTCAGGTAGGTCCGGGACCTTCCAGCTCCTGCATGTTTCGGAAATGGGAAAAATGGATGCCAAATTTCCCCAAAAAGCAAAAGAGGTCAAATTGGGCGCGCTGAATGCTGTGCACGCCGGGAAATCTATCACTATAATAGAGAGCACGGCAGAGGGCCGAGAGGGCATTTTTTTTGATCACTGTGAATCAGCACAGAAACTAAAAGCTGATAAAAATCGAGAACTTAGCGTGATGGATTTCAAATTCTTTTTTTTCCCGTGGTACAAAAGTCAGCTCAATCAGCTACACGATCCACGAGTAATAATCAATAGCCGATTGACGACATATTTTGACGATATTGAGCGTGAGAAAAAAGTCAAAATTCCAATGGCTTATCGTAGGTGGTACGTAAAAAAAGAGGAGTCTATTGGATTTGATATAAAACAAGAGCATCCATCGACGCCAGAGGAGGCGTTTGAGGTGTCTATTGAGGGCGCATATTATACGACTCAATTCCGTAAAATCCGTGAGACCGGGCGTATTTGCTCCGTGCCCCACAGAGAGACCAATCTCGTAGACACATGGTGGGATCTCGGATATCGAGACGAGATGGTGATTTGGTTCACCCAGGACATGGGTCGAGAAATCCATGTCATTGATTTTTATGCAAATTCAGGTGAAGGGTTTGGACATTTTGCAGAAATCTTGGAACAAAAAAAATATAGATACGGTCGCCACACCCCGCCGCATGACATCGACAACCATGTGCTGTCTGCACAAACAAACAGGCAGATGGCAGCTGATGTCGGGATTATGTTTGAGGAGGCATCCCCAAAATTGAGCATTGACGTTGGCATCGGGATGGTTCGAAAAATCCTAGGGATTTGTTGGTTTGATGCCAGTGAGGCGGAGGAGGGACTCAAATCGCTCGAAGCGTACCGAAAAGAATGGAATGATCGCCTGGGATCATATCATGATAGACCTCTACACGACTGGTCAAGTCATGCGGCGGATGCGTTCCGCACATTGGCTACAGCGCATCAATTCAACAATCAGTTTATAGCCACCGCCCGCTCGCGTGTAGATTCCGGGATAATTGAAAGATCAAACCGCAGAGCCGACCCCCGTGGTTGGGCTGCGTAATATATAAGGATGGATAATAGATGCCAGATGAGTCTACATTTAACATTGACGATTTTTTGCAAGAATCCTCCGGAAAAGGGTACGGCGAATACGAGTCCGAAAATCTTTCCGATGGATTTATCACTGATGATCCAGCGATTAAGTCACTTGCATCGTATGGTTTGACGGCGTGGGAAGCCGCTAAAAACTCAAAAACAGAGATTGAACGGAGACTATTTAAATCAGAGCGAATCAGGCGTGGTGAATATGACCCGGAAGAATTAGAGGCCATTAGACTGTTTGGTGGATCAGCTGTATATATGCTGCTCGGGTCGATGAAATGCAGGGCAGCCAAATCATGGATTACAGATATCATGATACCGGTCGGGGAAAATATAGGGAGTGTGGAGCCGACACCGGTCCCAGAACTCGCTGGGAGCAAGCTCGATACAATACGTGAGATTGTCACGTCCGAGGCATCTACAATCCTGGTGGAAAACCCAGAACAGCCCGTAACCCCGGCGATGGTTGAGGATCGCATGGATTTTTATAGGGATATGGTGTTGACGCAGGAGCGAATCAAAGCAAAAAAAGTAGCAGTTGAGCAAACTGATTATATGCAGGATCAACTGGTTGAGGGCGGGTTCTACGATGCATTAAAATCAGCTATAGATGATTTTTGCACATATCAGGCGGCTTTCATCAAGGGTCCGATTGTGTATTCTGATCCGGTTACGGTGTGGGATGATGACAATAATTTTTCCGTCAAGCGCAAAGAAAAAAGATATTGGGAGCGCGTGAGTCCGTTCGATATTTATTTGTCCCCTGGTTCAAGGACCCTCAATGACGGATACCTGATTGAGAGGCTGAGATTAAGACGCAAGGATTTAAATTCATTCATCGGCGTTGATGGATTCGACGAGGAAACAATTAGAACAATTCTGAAAGAATACGGTCAGGCAAGTTTTACGGAGAATTGGCTATGGACTGACCAGGAACGAGCTAATTTAGCAAGCCGTACAAACGAGCAGATGGACCCGGACGCGTTAATCGAATGCCTGAGCATATGGGCTGACATTCAAGGGTCAATGCTGATTGAGTGGGGATTTTCTGAGGATGACGTGCCCGACCCCGATATTGATTATGCAGTCAATTTTTATTTAGCCGGGGAATATGTTTTCATGGCGCGATTAAACCCAAATCCAATGGGCAATAGACCATATTTTAGCGCTGCATATGATCCGCATCCCGAGTCGGTGTGGGCGCAGAATAGCCTGCCGGAAACTATCGCTGATTGTTGTAAAATGTGCAACGCGGCTGCCAGAGCATGCGCAAACAACATGTCATTTGCATCGGGTCCGCAAGTCGAGGTTGACGTGTCTCGGATTGATCCGGCGGAGGATATAGAGCAGATTATACCATTGCGGATTTGGCGGACAACCAGGGATGCTGCTGGTAGTGGCAGACCTGCGGTAAATTTTTATCAGCCGACTATGAACGCTGATCCGTTGCTTAAAATTTTTAAACATTTTTATGATCAGGCCAGCGAACAATCCGGCATCCCTAATTATGTTTATGGGTCGGAGAAAGTCGGTGGCGCCGGTTCAACGGCCAGAGGCTTGTCGATGCTCATGAACGCTGCTGGGAAAACCTTAAAAAACCTCGTATTTTCGATCGACAGGGGTATTGTTATACCGGCGTTTAAAACTCTGTGGGTTGATATTATGCTCAATCCGGATGACAACGTGCCTAAAAAAGGCGATGTCAAGATAATAGCTCGGGCAAGCGACTCATTAATTGTTGGTGAGCAGTTGGCATCATTGAGGCAAGAATTTTTGAATTTTACCAGCAATCCAATAGATAGGCAGATTATGGGGGTAGACGGAAGAGCGGCGTTATTGCGCGAGCAATCCAAAGAATTAAAAATGCCGGATGGTGAAGTCATACCTTCTAAACAAGACTTACAATCAAGGATGCAGCAACAAGCCATGAACATGAGACCCGAGGAAGAAACAGGGGTTGCATAATGATGATAAAAATTTCCGATCATCTGTACGAGGCGGCTGCAAGGCTGCGAGGTAATAATAATTTTGATAACATTTTAGAAGAAATTGAAAAAATTATTAAAGCGGTATCTGCCGAAACCATGCAGGAGCGAGACGACATCACGTTGAGACGGCAGCAAGGGGCGGTTATAGTATTGTCAGAGCTATCGGATGCCTTAAAAAACGCTGCTGATATCATAGCTAAAAAAAATAAAAATAAAAAGCGCACAATAAACAACATATAATAAAGGAGGTTTAAAAAAAACAATGGCAAGATATGAAAATTTAAGCGTGGGGCAGCTCCAGGTTGACAACATTGTCAACGGGACGTTTAGCGCGTGGCCTTTCCCGCACCGCAAACTGTTTGTTGACCCGGGCGGAATTCTTTCCGATTACGGCATGGACGATGTATATTTAACCTTGACGGCAGCCGAGGAAGCTGCGGTCGCTAATCAGCATGATACGGTTTATATCGTGTCTGGTTCCACCAGCTTGAGCCTCACTGCCGAGCTTGCATGGGATAAAAGCTACACACATTTGATTGGTTGTTGTGCTCCGTCTACTATCGCCAATCGGGCCAGGATTTTTAATTCCGGGGAAGAGATTGCTAACCTGCTTAATATCTCCGCTTCCGGTTGTGTATTCCAAAATTTTTACATTTTCCAGGGTGGCTCGGCTGCTACAGCATTAGGCAATACGACTATTTCAGGTGGGCGAAATTATTTTGACGGCGTTCATTTTGCCGGTATGGGTCACGTCACGGCATCGGCTGAGACTGGGGCATTTTCGTTAAAATTGGATGGCGCAGAGGAAAATAAATTTGCCAACTGTACCGTAGGTGTTGACACCGCTGTACGGTCTGGGGCTAATTCCCAGGTAATACTTGATTCAGATGCTCACCGAAACGAATTTGTTGACTGTAAATTCCTGTCGGCATCCTCAGTTACGACTGCTGTTATGGTTAATCTGGCCGACGTACACGCCACGAGACGGTATAATTTATTCAAAAAATGTCTGTTTTATAACTGGTCCGAGAATCATGCAGCCGGAGGGAAACTGGCAGCTTGTTTTAAAACACCCTCTGGTACGGACACCAACGACCTGATCATTCAGGATAGCATGCTGGTTAATATTACGGAATGGCAAGCATCTGACCGTGGAAACATATGGGTATTAGGATCAGTTGGCACCGCTGGGACCGCTGGTGTCGGATCATCCGGTCAGAGCATCGAACCGAGTTAAGCAAGGAGGATAAAAAATGCATGTAGATAGTGACGCTTCGGCTGTAGCCGGGAAAAAAGCCTGGGAAGATTACAGGAATAACATGACGCTTGGCGAAATCGCAGAAAATGACATGGCGATGTTCCAGGACCGGTTTAAAAAAACCAAAAGACATATTTTCCCAGACTCCAAAAGCGCATTATTTTTTGCAGGCCAATGCCTTCTAAAAACATTGGCTAAACTGGGGATCGACATTGCTATATTGAGTCCGGCCGATGTCGATGAAAAAATGAAGAAATACAATGTTGTTGTGGAAAATAGAAATTATTCGGATGACGGTGAACCCGGAACCGAATATAGCACCGGGACGTATGTCTACAACAATGGGGAGCTTGTAGATTTTATCTCTATGCCTTTGGCAGAAACACCGAGCTGGCTTGAGATAGACAGGACGCCACGGATTACAGTTTCAACGAGCGTGGTGCTTTAAAAAAAACAAAATGACGTATCGGACAGGCCATAAGGCTGCCGATCGGCATCAACAGCGAATAGGGCGAAAGCCAATCGCAAGGGAGAGCAAAATATGGGCGACAAATATACTGAGCAAGATCTTGATGGTTTGCCATTGAATGTTTTAAGACAACACGACAAATTACAAGATATGCTTAAAGCGAAAGATGAAGGAAACCAGAATGAAGGATCCGAAGGAGAAGTTCCAGCGGAAGATGCGGCAGCCGAAGAAATCATTCCTGAAGACGACGGGATAAAAGATGCCGTTGTTGATGATCCAGATGGCAAAGACGACGCATGGGAGCATAAGTACAAAGCATTCCAAGGTGTTCATCGTGCCAACATGGATGAGATGAAAGGTCGCATCAATCTATTGAAACAGAATCTTGATGAATCTGCAAAAACAATCGAGAATCTGAATAAAGCCGTCTCTATGCTCAAGGAGTCCACGCCGCAGGAAAAGAAATCAAGCGATGTAGATCCTCAAGATGGGTCCTTTAATCCATCGGATTATGAGGACTACGGGGAAGAGATGGTTAAACTTGTTACGGCTGTAAATAAGCTTACGAAAGAAAATAAAACACTCAGGGACGGAGAAATCGGAAAAATAAAAAATCTTGAAGACAGAGTCGCCGTGTCCGATGAAGACCGTTTTTTTTCTAAACTTGAGCGTGTATGTCCAGAGTGGGAAAGCGTGGACGCCGATCCGAAATGGCTTGAATGGCTTGCGGAATCAGATCCGTTGACAGGTGCCAGGCGGCAGGACATTTTGTCATCATTCCGCCAACGCCTTGATGTTAATGGTGTAGCTAATGTATTTAAAACATTCGGGAATAAGTCTGACGTCAATGGAACGCCCGCGCTCGTACATTCGGCAAGGGTCGTACCAAGACGTGCGGCGGCGTCTACTCTCGGAGGAGAAAAAAAACAAATCACACCGCAAGACTATAGGAATATGGCTACTGCGGTGACACGTGGCGAAATGTCACACGAAGACTTTGACAAAATAACGAAACAGTTTCAAACATCGTTACGAGGGTGATGGGTACA